CCCACCTTCGAAATACGATTTAACCAGTACTTTTACTGCATCGGCCCACCCTTCAATACTATCGCCAATCAAAAAACGTCTATGCTTCTTAGAATCTGGTTTTCTTATTTCCGGTAGCTGCTCTACATGGTGTTTTTGAACAGAGTATCCTACCCCTGTACCGCCTAGAAGCAAAAACATTACCTCTCCAAAAGCTCTCCAATCGTCAATCGGTAAATAAGCGCAATTATAAATACGGTTAGGACTGATCTCGACAGGTTTACCGGCGAATTGCATAGACCTCATAGAAGGAAGTGCTTTCTTTTCGTAGACAAATCTATAGTTTTCTTCAATCTCTTCAGCTAGCTGCGGAAATTTTTTTAAATGCATACCTTTATTCCTGTCGACTAACTCTTTCCAGCTTTCCCTTCTTTCTTTTTCGGGATTGAATTTTGCATATTTCATGTAGACTGTTAGATCCGACAAAATACTCTTACTTACTTCCATCATTTAAATGTTTATCTATATTTTTAAAATTTCAATACTACGTTCAAACTACCCTAACTGTTACAGACAGTACTATTAGCTAAAGATAGGTATTTCAGCTAAAAATCAAAAGATTCTCAGAAAGATTCAAAACCTATTTACTAAAAATTAAAGTAATCTGCTTGCTCCTGCATTCTGCTTGAATGTCTGAGCGATATACGAATCTTCAGGAAGAGGAGGTCTAAACGTAGGATCAACCTGATTTCTTTCGACAAGATCATTAGTTCCGTTCCTTTCCATATTGAAAACGAACTGCTCATAAGTATCCTGTACTGGAGGAGGCCCAAAGGCTGATTTTTTCTCGTCGTAAAGTGTAATAAGACTCATATTAAGGCAGTTTTATAGTAATAAATAGACTATTTCCCTAATTCAAAGAATTTTTGCTGTAAATAATTTCGTTCTTCTGTACTAAATCCAGTTACAGGAGTCTTTCCTGGAATCACTGATCCTTCCGGAGTTAATTCATCTTCTCCGATTTCACGTGCTTCGATTTCAATATTACCATTCTCTGTGTTAATTTTCATAGGATAAGTCATTCCATCGGCACCATATCTATTTTTCATAATATGTCCTCTTCCTGTTCCGTTTACCTTGTCTAGCCTTTTTCTAGAAAGAGACATAGCAAAATCGGCGATCATAATCTTATTATATGAACCTGCTGCTTTATCTCCTTCAATAACATCGTCTTTTGCACCAGCCCTATTCACCTGAGATACTGTCCATACAGGTATTTTTAATTCCCGGGCTAGAGCTTTAGTAGATATATAGACATCGTCAATTTCATCTTTCCTGTCTATTGACTTTCTCTTAGACTTTAGCAAATCTACGTAGTCAATAATAATAAGATCAGGTTTATGACCGAGATCTGCAGTTTTCTGAATATGGCTTTCAATAGTAGATATAGACGCTTTACCCATTGGAAACTCCTTGATAATAAGCTTACCGGGTAGTTTATTAATAGCAGCATCTACCTCTGCTCTATGCAGGCCTAACTCTTGAATTCGAATCCCGGTAAATACTGCATCATATCTCTTACCTACGTAGGCTTCTGATAACTCTAAAGTGTAGTGACATACTGTACGTCCTGCAGAAACTGCCATAGCTCCCAAGGCTGTTAACATCCAGCTCTTACCTCCGCCTGGATTACCGAAGACAATACCGAGGTCTCCTGAACCTAATCCTCCTTCAAGTAATACGTTAATATGTTCCCATGGTGTAGCAACAGGACTTCTTTCTTCTAGTCTATAACGAGTTTCAGTGTCCTTTTCGTACTCGTGTCCAATATTTTTATCAGACCCTGCTTTTAATGCAGTATCAATAAGGTATCTAATATCATCGTACTGCCCTTTTTCAAGAAGCTCCACCGAGGAGAGCAGGGCTTTTTTAAGTTGTTGGTTCTTACAGAAATTAGCAAATTCCTGTTCTACAAACTCTCTATCTTCGTTAGAGGCTTTATAAGCTTCTTTTAATTGCTCGATAACAGAAACCTTCAGTAATTCGTTATCAATTTTTTTAACCTCTACCTGCAGTACGTCAAGAGTCGGAGAGGTATTATACTTGTAGTAGTACTTAAGAATCTCTTCTACAATCCATTTGTGAGCGGGGTTATCAAAATAATCTTCCTCTAAGATATCGTAGATACCTTGTAAAAACTCTTTATGCTTTAGTAAGCTTGATAGTACCTTAATCTGAAAACTTACCCCGTATTGGTTCAGCTGATTCAAAACCATGTTTATGTTGTTTGTTTAAATATAAAACTTCTATATGTAACTAAAAACTTTTTTTCTTACGTAATAGCTCATATTACTCGGAGCTATGTTGAAAGTTTTTGCTGCTTCTGCTGCAGATTCATATACCTCTCCGGTAGCTACATGCTGTACTTTTTTTCTAAGAGTACTATACTTTTCTATACGTAATTGAATTTTAGTTTTACTTCTTTTTTCATATTCCTGTTTTGTAATAAAACTAAATTCTCCTTTTTTTAACCGGCCTGTAATAGTTCCCGGAGTTAATCCCAGTATTTTTGCAGCATGCTTTCCAGATTCAAAAACAGCCCCTGTTTCATTATGTATAATTGCTGTTTTACGAGCTTCCCCTATTTTTGTCTTAGTTTCTTCGGAATGTTTCATACCGGTTCTAGTACTACTTATTCTTCTATTTCTTTCTAAAGAGTGTTTTACTCCTTTTCTGATTTTACTGAAATGTTCTTTCATTTCTTCTGTATGATGCCACCCTTTCAGAGTCTCTTTTTCCATTCGTAACCTTATGGCGTGACATGCAATTTCATCTCCCTGCTCTAAATGTATTTTATAGTGATCCTCTATGGTAATACATTTTAAATTTTCTAAAGAGTTATTTTTTCTGTTTCCGTCAACATGATGTATCTCGTAACTCCTACCTTGTTCGTCTACCGGGATAGGGCCGTAGTGTTTTTCCCAAAGTTTTCGATAGTTCATATTTAAATTTATAATAAATATCAACTAATTTAAAACACTCATAACTTAATTTAACTTATTTTTATTAATCTTTCAACTTATACTGCAATAGTTTAGTAAAAGTTTCATTTAACCACATCTGCGGATTGAGTAAAGTCTTTCCTAGCAAATCCTCTTTATACAAGTCTACAAACTTTTCAGGAGTATAGCTTATAGTCGGATTAGCAATAAGAAAATCTAATCTAGCTACATCTTCTTCCGGAATGTTAGGATTGTGTAAATCCATTAGTTGTTTATTAATCTGTAGCTGAGCTTTAAAGTTAATAATATCTACAAATTTTTTATCTTTTCCGTTACACTCCTGTAGTAGATCTTCTAGACTAACTTTCTTTTCGCTAGCTAGACTAGGAAACATTTTTAGCAGAGTCTTAATTTGAATACCTTTTACTCCAGGCACGTTATCCCCCTTATCCCCTACGATAACCTTATGGGTTAAAAAGTTATGTGGTGGTATACCATACTCCTTTAGAACCTGCTGAGGGCTATAGATAACCTTTTTAACAGGGGAATAAATACTGGTATTATTAGAAGTGAGTTGTAGATAGTCTTGATCGGTAGAAAGTATAACTACTTTTTCAGAAAATTTCTGTGCTAGGTAGCCAATAACATCGTCTGCTTCAATCTTATTAATAGCAATTAAGTCTACCGGTAAGCACTTAAGGTAGTCAATAAGTCGTATGATTTGACTCGTTATTGACTCTGACTCTTCTTCTTGACTGTCGAATGCATCCCAGTTAGAGATTTTAGTAATATGGCGGTTAGCTTTGTAGTCAGGGTACAGGTACCTTTTGTTGGTAGAACCTCCCTGTCCGTCAAAAACTAGTATTACTCTGGTGGGTTGAATCTGTCTAATTACAGCTCCTATAGATTTTAAAAATCCTCCTAATCCTCCAACATGATTGCCGACTGGATTAATATGATGAATAGCTACAAAGTTACGTAAGAAAGTATTAAGAGAATCTACAATTAAAACTTTACTATTCCTGTGTAAATGTACTTCCGGCTCTTTCTCCATCTGCTCGAACATCTTTCTGTAGTCCATTTTTCTTTTGTTTAGCGATAGGATTAGCCAACCTTTCAGCTATTCTTTCTCGAATTATTTCAATATCCTTGATAGTAGGAATGTATCCATTCATTAATTCCTGTGGAACTCCGTCCCAAGATACTAGATAGCTCTGCACATTAAAGCCCCTGTTTAAACACTCGTTGTAAAGGCCAACGTACCTATCTCTTAAGTAGCCGAGCTTATCATAAAAGAAAGATACGTGACCTTTACCGAGAGTAAACTGTGTTGGTATGTTGTTAAGATTACACCTACCTTTTGCTACAACATTAGGAATACGTTTTAATTCCCTATGTTCAGCAATCAAATGCTTATTTGTTAATTCTATAGGAGGAATACCTACATTAATTCTTGTCATAACCTATTTTAGCTAAAGATAAGGTTATTCCTCTGATACGTCAAAGATATCTTTATTATCTTCGTCGGTTTCTATCACTACATCAAAATCTGTAGACCCTAAAGTCTTTAACCAGTCTTTTGAGTATTGCTTTTTGTAAGCATCAATAGCTTGTTTAGTATCATCGATAAAACCGTGAGCAGTCATAATGACCCTTCCGGTAGATGTTACATCATTAACGTGGTTTTTATCGCAACTAACCTTAGTTCGCTTTGCAAACTCTACATCCTTACCGTTCTTAGTAGCTTTTATTTTATTAGTCCCGGAATTAGTTACATTACCGAACGTGATAATCAAAGAAGAATCAAAGTACATAGTGTCGCCGCCTTTATTTTTCATTTTAGGCTGCGCCATAATATTTTCTGCTTTAGCTACCCAGATTTTATTTACTGCAAGCATGGTATTAGTGTAGGGTTGACTTTGCTTGCGGGATAGTACAATTTTCTGATTGATAAAGTTACCAAACTGCTGAGACATTGCACCTGCATTCCACTCGTTATTATTCTTATTAGACTCAACAGATAACCTGCTAGGAATAGATCCTACAGAATCCCATAGAAGCAGTAGATCGTGTGGAAGCCTTCCGTTCTTTTGCTCATCAAGTAGATCAGCAATAAAAGCAGCAACGTCTTCAATGGTATTTAATCTCTCTCTATCAATGTATATAAAAAAACCTTTATAATCCGATACCACACCGTTACTGTCTGGTACGTCTTCAAACTGTAGACCCATCTGCCGGGCATGTTCCCAGTTCCACTTCATCTCCGTAATAATAAAAACAGGTAAGATGCTCATTTTCTGGGCATTTACTGCTGCTTCTAGTAATGCGGTGGTTTTTCCTGTATCAGAATGACCTCTTAGTAAGGTAATATGTCCGATAGGAATACCTGGGATAGACAAGCAGTCTTGAAAAGCTTGTGATAAAGGAATCCACCTTTGTTCTTTCATTTTGATGGAAGTACTAGATAGATTTTTAGCTTGAATAAACTTCTCAAGGTCAAAAGAACCTTTCAAAGCACCTGCAACACTTTCGTTAAGTGAAGCTTTATTTGCTTTCGACATACTCTTATTTATTTTATTTGCAATTACCGATTATTTTTCTTAATTCACTGCTCTATAGGCAGTAAGCTATTACTTGAAAAGCTCATCAAATTCGTCATCAATGCTTACTTTTGGTTTTGCATTGAGAGTAAAAGAAGCAGGCGGAACAGCGGGCTTAGGAGCTTCTGCCTCTGGTGCAGCTGCTTTCTCTGCAGTTTCTTCTGGATTTAACCAAGAGAACAATGATTCTTTCATTTCGTCGTAAGAGTACTTCTTAAAGATAGAAAATACTTCGGGTTGATTATTTAACCACTTTTCTACCTCTGCAGCATTGTCTGAAAGAGGAGTTGTTTTAGTACGTACGCGTACTTTGGACTGATTAAAACTAGTTCCGTTACTTTCAGGACCTGTAGTTTCAATAGTAATATCACGACCCTGGATTACATCGGTATAATCACCAACATCTGGATCATCAGCAAGGCTGAGTAGTTCGGCATAAATTTGCTTACCGAATTCCCAGAGACGAACTCCTTTCTCTTCTTCCCCACGTACAATTACAGGAGCAAATACACGCATCTTTGGTTCAAGCTTACGTGACATCATCCAATTCTCCTTATCGCCCGTAGTAGCTAGTTGTTTAGCAAACTCTACAATAGGGTCTTTTTCGCCAAAATTTGCTAAAGAAATCATAGTACGGTTACCAATACCGTAGTGTACGAAAACTTCCTTAAAAGGATTTGACTTATCCCACATAGCAGGAACAATTCGTACAGAATGCTTTCCTACTGCTAGCTTCCAGAGTATAAGAGACATATCTCTTTTCTGTCCGCCCTGTTTTTGGTTTTGCAATGCGCTTAATTTAGACTTAATGGTGCTGAGATCCATTCCCATAACTTTTTTTTTAATTAAGAATTATTTGACTAAGGAAAAATAAAAAGAAATTTTCAATCTAGCAACTAAATGTTGACTATTCTGTAAATTTTTGTAGAAAGCTTCTTAAGCTCGTCTCCTTGTGATAGGAGTACAGTGTTTCTGTAGTTTTGCCATTCGACTTTAAACGTAGTATCGAGAATACCTTCGTTTAGAGATTTAATCAACAGATTAAGACTGTTAATTGTGTATAGAGTATTAGTCTCTTTCTTTCTATGCAAGAGTATCGTGTTAGGAAGCACTCTAGCACTACTTCCTTGAAGCTCAATATTGTAAGTACATAAATATTCTTCAGAATCTTCCGATTCTAGTACAAAAATCTTACCGTACATGATAATGTACTCGGATCTAATAGTAGTCAGGATATCTTCTAGCTTATCCTTAGTAGAAAAAGTACAAAATAACTTATTTTTCAACTGATCTTGTGTTAATTCAATATATTCCATAATAAATAGGATTAAACCCTTCTAAAAGTTGTAGTTATGACCTTTTTTTGCTTTTACTTTATAATTACCTATCTCAATGACGTTTTTAATTTCAGTTAGAAACCCTTTTCCGTCCTCTGCTGAATAATCTATTAGAATAGAGTCGTAGACAACTAGTATTACTTTACTTTTCTTTCCTCTTAGTAATTCTTTTAGGTCTATCAGCTTTTTTACATTATTTACCGTCTCTAAACATTGAACATAGTAGTTAAAGAGTTTTTGAGGTGTGAAATCTCCTTTAAAAATCTTCCTACCGTTAGGTAAGGTTAACTTTCCTACACGTCTATACTCAACCCACATAGCCTCAACAAATTCAGCAATTTCTTTAAATAGTTCAATATGTTTATATTCCTCTTCTACTCCATTATACAGTTGCCTAAAGGTAATTTTTTTAGACTCCTGGTATTCTTCCGGAGTTAATTCTTCTTTTTTAAAATACTCCTCACCTAAGAATACATGGATTGACTTATCTACAGGTATTTCTGTTCCTAACATGTTTGCAATTAACCTCAAATGATATCCATCGAAGTCAAATTCAACAAAAGCATCGTTTTCAGGAATAAAAGCTGTTCTGGAATTGTTATCTTTGTTAAAGGCTAGGAAGTTTATACCATTAAAAGCGTTAGTAGGCCTAGAAGTTATGTTATAAAGGTTATAGCTTGTGTATATCCTACTCTCTTTCATAGATCTACCCTTCCATACGGGTTCGAAGAACTTATCGAAAACCCGGGGATCTGTAAGCAGACCCTGTTCTTCTACCCACCTATAGGCCTCTACATACTTTTCCTGCCATTCTACATTAGTTTCCTGTCCAATATAGGATTTTACTTTTTCAAACATACACTCACACCTCTCGTAATGTTTTGAAATAGGAATGAGAGTGTTAACCTCTACGTTATACTTAAACTTATTATAGAAATCAAAATGCAATGTAGTATAGCACTGTAAGTCCTTTAACTCGTTATCATGATCAAGGATAGTAAAGTATACATCTACAGCTTGCGGCAGGTCGAGGTAATAGGAATGCCACTTCTTATCTAAGAGATAGACTTTTGGAATGTTTTGTAAAAAGGTTTGAATATCTTCTAACCTAAGAGAAAAGGCTTCTGAATGTTTAATTGGAAAAATATAGCCTTTCTGAAAATCGTTGTAATATAGTAGACAAGGAGCAGTAAGCAGTGGATGAGATTCTTCAGATAGAGAAACAAGCTCAATGAAACACTTCTCCGGTTTCGGTAAACTCTCTAACTGCTCTTTTGTTTCTATCACGAAGTACATAACTTTTATTTTTACCCTTACCTAAAGATAGATAGTCTACCTTTATATACCAACTCTATGGTGTCACTCTAGCAAACTTAGTATAGTCTCCCCCTATGTAAGAAATAATTCCTTTAAAAGAAGCTTCCTTAGCTTCTGTAACTCTTTTATTAGTGTCTACAATACCTCCCTGTATCTGGTACTGAGATATTCTCTTATTGTTTAGAGGTCCGGTTAGTTGCCAAAACATACTAGTTACTTCATAAGCAAGAACAGTTTGTTCTGTAAGTCCGTTTTGTAAATTAGACCAATCGTTTTCTGAAATTTCAAGTATGTAACCAGGGCCAGTTAATTGCTTGGCAAAATATCTAGTAAAATACCCTCTTGCATAATCTGATTCTAAAGGTATGGGATAGTACGGTACAAGTTGTCCGAGTTCGACACTAGTAGCTATTGTTGCTCCCTGTGTTGCAGATTGAATTGCTTCTGCACGTAGAGCAGGTCTACGGGTAAGAACTTCTTCCTGTTCACTTTTAACGAGAAGTATATTGGTTCCTAGCAGAGGATTAACTCCTGTAAAAGCTTTTCCATCAAACGTCAAGTAATACCTTCCGCTATAAGGTTTTCCATCAGGCAGAAAAAAGTCTCCTCCTCGTGTGTAAAGGTTTGTTTTTATTCTAGTGGAAGGGTAATATTTAACCATGATTAAAACTGTAGATTATTAGATTCATAAATAGAAAAATGCATTGGATCTTTCGACTTAAACCAACTCACTCCGTACTTGTTTAAGATCAAGGCAACTCTTTCAAATCCTCTGTTAAAATCATTCTGAGGTAAGCTATTCCATGAAACGTCATACCCGTACACACTAGCATTAATGTCAATAGCAAAGCCCCAAGCATGAAAAGAGAGAGCTGTTCCGTTAGTTACGTTTCTAACAGCTAAACCTCCTGCTACGTCTACAATATACCTCTGAAGTCCTTGCTGACGCACTTCTGTAAAGGCAGGTACTAGTCTAGTAGCAAAGGCCGGACTTACCCTAACTGTAACGTCTCCTGTATTTGTTGGAATTGTTACATTTACTAACCTTGATAGATATGTTGGGTTTGGCTGTAACCAGTATCGGCTTCCTTCTATTCTAGCGATCTGGAAAGTACCGTCTGCTAACTGTACTGCAGGTAATACTCCACCTGTATATTGGTTACCAAAAGCAATATCAGACTGCGATACAGGGTATCCATCCCCTATTACAAATCTTCCTTGATCTGTATCTAATTTTTTCTTTAATGCATTTTGTCTCTTGTTTACTTCTGTAACAACTGATACGGTTGAGACATCTCTTAGCTTAATCATCTGACCTCTAATCTTAGTAAGCCATTGATTATTTACAATACTATGAGAGAGTCCTGCGACAATAAAGCCTACTTTCGGCCTACCCGGTTCTCCCCTTAACGAAAGAGGTAACCTATCTTCCGGAATCGTAAAAGCGTTTCCTATCAGTATACCTGCAATCCCGTCTATAGTGATTTCAAGATCAGCAGGAATAAACGGTGCAGCCGAAGTAACAGAGTCTTCTGATTTAGATTTAGAGATACATTCAATATAGTAATTCTTAGCTGCATCTACTTTATCGAAATCAAGATCAAAATTAGAATAAATACTCTCTACTAAAGCATTAAACTGTTCGGCTACTACCAAGTCGTTGTTCGTTTGGTCTGTAGATTTTTTCTCTACAGCCTTTGTAGCAGCATTACCGGAAACAGGATCTCCTGATCCTTCTGTGATATAGGGTTTAAACCTATCTTGATAGGTAGCGTTTAAGTAGCTAAAGGAAGAGGGATCGGTAGCATTAATAGAACCTGTAGCTGCTTGTGCAGAGATAGCTACCATACTACCTAACTTAGTA